GAGGAAGCACAAAACTTGAGTAAAGCTGAAATGCTTGCTATTCTAACTAGACTTGGTAAGACTGGTAAGATTATTGTGAACGGTGATAATGAGCAGCAAGATACAAAAGATGCTACCACTGGACTTACATATGCTATTGAGCTATCTAAAAAGATTGATGGCATTAAATGGATTAAACTAAAAGAAAATCATCGTAGTGACTTAGTAGGACAGATATTAAACTACGAGTATAATAAATAGATTGATTGTAGTGTGACGAAACTTTGGCAAACGTGCCCTCCTGTCTCGGGGGTGTGGAGCTACTGATAAAGACAGAATAATGGATTGACCACAAGCTAGCAATGTTCTGTTCCTAAAGTCCACTTGGAGGTTCGATCCCTCCCACTACAGCAAAAGGTTGATTGGAATAACTGCCTTAAAGAAGCAGTGATCGGTTAGAAATGCCAGTCGTAAAAGCAGATGTCCACGCACCCATCTTCTGCTTTCCTAAAATTTTAAATAATAAAGCTATGAAACAGGAAGTTTACACAGATTATGAAAACATCAAAGAGTTTGCAGCTGTATCAGATGTAAAAGATGAATTCATGCATGATTGGACATTTCATTTTAATCCTTATACAGGATTATGGAATGCTATTCCAAGAAGTTTATATACAGCTTATTGGAGTAACTATGAAATAAAAGGAATACTACGTAGTAAAGATATCAATACTCTTTTATATTTATTGCATAGAGGAAAAGGTGATATCAATGCTGTACATAAGTTAACTGACACTGAGACTAATGTTTAAAGAAATACCTACATATGAAAATGGAACATGGGATGTAACTACTTTCTATACAAGAGAAGAGTTTAAAGACTTCCTGTTATCCATTTTTAAAGAACCTGGTGAGTATAACTTTGATGAAACTAGTAAGATCTTTAATGAAGAAGGACGTAGGTTTCAGAAACAAGGATATTATTGTGCTGCTCCAATAAAAACCAAAGACTTTATTGCATACTGGGATGATCAGAAAATGAAGTGTAGATCAGGTATCATAGTTAAGAATAACGGTAATGCATGGTATGTTAGTCGAGATTACTACATGTGGTTAAACTTTTTACCTATCTATGATAAAGAAGAAAAGAGGTTTGACTTTGCTAAGGTGAGAGATGCTCAATATCATATGGCACTATACGAACATCTTGCTGAGTTACATTGGAAGCATGCCATCATTCTAAAGAAGCGTCAGATAGCATCTTCTTATTTCCATATGGCTAAATTAATCAATCAGTATTGGTTTGAAGAAGGAGCTGTGTTAAAGATTGGTGCTTCTTTAAAGGATTATATAAACGAGAAAGGCTCATGGAAGTTTCTTAATGAATATAAGAACTTTTTAAACGAACATACAGCCTGGTATCGTCCAGCTGAACCTGACAAAGTTGGGGCGTGGCAGCAACAGATTAAAGTGAGGATAGGTGGTCGTGATACTTATAAAGGTTTGAAATCCACGATCAACCTATACTCTTTTGAGAAAGACCCTACACATGGTGTCGGTGGACCCGTAACATACTTCTTTCATGAAGAGGCTGGTATTGCTCCTAAAATGGATGACACATATGGTTTCATGAAGCCAGCATTAAAGTCTGGTCATATGATTACTGGCCAATTTATTGCAGCAGGATCTGTCGGTGACTTGGATCAATGTGAACCTATGAAAGAATACATCATGCATCCAGAAGAAAATGGATTTTATGGTGTAGAATCTAATCTTGTAGATAAAGACGGGACAATAGGAATTACTGGTCTATTTATCCCAGAACAGTGGTCTATGCCTCCGTATATTGATCAGTATGGTAACTCTAAGGTGCAAGAAGCTTTAGAGGCTCTAGAGAAAGAATTTGATAAGATGAAGAAGGATTTAGATCCGGCAGCTTATCAGTTGACAGTCTCACAGCAACCACGTTGTATTGAAGAAGCTTTTGCTACACGTAAGGTTAGTGTATTCCCTCCACATTTAGTTGCTAAACAAATGCAACGTATTCAAGATAAAGAATATTCTGTGGAATATTTAGAACTTTCTAGAAATGCTGAGGGTAAAATTGTAGATAAGCCTTCTAGAAAGATTCCTATCATGGAGTTTCCTATATCTAAAAAGACTGAAGATAAAGAAGGAGTTATTTGTATTTATGAAAGACCACATAAAGATCCACCTTTTGGGATGTATTATGCTTCTGTGGACCCTGTTGGTGAAGGTAAGACTACTACATCTGAATCATTGTGTTCTATATACGTATATAAGAATCCGGTGGAAGTAATTAAGGATGAGGGTAATGGTAAAGTAAAAAATGAGATAGAACGTGACATGATTGTAGCATCATGGTGTGGACGTTTTGATGATCTTAATAAAACTCATGAAAGACTAGAGCTTCTTATAGAATGGTATAACGCTTGGACGATTGTAGAAAATAACGTAGCTTTATTCATTCAATACATGATCTCTAAAAGAAAGCAACGCTATCTAGTTCCAAAAGACATGATTTTATTCTTAAAAGATATTGGTGCCAACCGTAATGTATTCCAAGAATATGGATGGAAAAACGTTGGTACACTCTTTAAAGGAAACGTACTATCTTATGGTATTGAATTCTTAAAAGAAGAGCTAGATCATGAGACAAAAGAGAACGGTGACATTGTAAAAACTGTTTATGGTGTAGAACGTATACCGGACGTTATGTTGTTAAAAGAGATGCAAGCCTATAGAGATGGTCTCAACGTTGACCGATTGGTAGCATTTTGTGCCCTTATAGCCTTTGCAAAGGTACAACAGAGCAACAGAGGACTGTCTAAACGTATAGAAGTTACAAAAGAAAACTTGGATAACTCCCAGAAATTTAGTAAATTAAATTGGAGCCCCTTTAGACATATCGGTGGTTCTAAAGGTAGTGGAGGTATGTCAAGAGCCCCTCGTAATCCCTTTAAAAATATGAAATAATATGGAAAACACAGAGCTCCACACAGAAAAAGTAAAGATCTTATCTAGATTAGTAAAGGATAATGCTTTAACTCTAGAGGAAGCATTGCTTCTTTTAAAAGAAGAAGAGCAGTCATCTGTAACTGTTGGAAGTGGTAGTGGATATGGAACTATTACTACAAACTATCCTCCATTTGGAACTTGGAGTACTGGTACTAACACTAGTACTACATACGTTGTACCACCAGCTTTTATTTCTACTTCAGCTAGCACAATTATTAATACAGCTGACGAATCAGCAGACCTAAATAATTAAATATCATGCAGATATACAATGCTCTAGATCTTAAATCTGGAAAAAAGGCGGATTATAACAAAATGGGTACACTTACCCAGCCTATCCAGTTTATACCTGAAAAGGAAAAAGATGAGGAGTGGAGAGCCTGGAATCTAGATTGGCTAGAATTCCAAGGCATGAAGCAGCTTAGACGTAACGCTCGTAGACTAATGAAGAACTACAAGCTTGCTAAGGGTATTATTGATAAGGCTGACTACATTGTAGAAGAAGACAATGAGATGGCTGATCTGATTGATACACTTACTAAAGAAGATGAATCTGCATTAGAGCTTAAGTTCTACCCTATCATTCCTAACGTAATTAACGTGTTATGTAATGAGTTTTCTAAAAGAAGCTCACGTATCATGTTTAAAGCTGTAGACGACATTTCATACAATGAGATGATGGAAGAAAAGCGTGCTATGGTAGAGAAGGTGTTACTAGAGGATGCTGAAAGAAAGATGATGATTGAGATGATGAATATGGGTGTAGAGCTTGAATCTGAAGAGATGCAAAAAGCTTTAGCTCCAGAAAGTCTACAAAAGCTTCCAGAGATTGAAGGATTTTTCCGTAAAGACTATAGATCTATGATTGAAGAGTGGGCTACCCACCAGATGTCAGTAGATGAAGAGCGTTTTAAAATGCAAGAGCTTGAAGAGCGTGCATTTAGAGACATGCTTATTACAGATAGAGAGTTCTGGCATTTTAAGATGAATGA